GATATTGGGGATTTGGTATCTTTTGGTATCGCTGGACGTACGGATCAGCTTCTGACCGTTTTAAGCATAACCCCCTCAGAAGGGCTAACGGCTCAAATTACATTCCAAGACGCGGCAACGAATCTTTACGATGCGCTCACCGGGGAAATACCTCCGTGGGATTCGAATATCACGGCCCCCACGCGGTACCAGGCGAATACACCGCCTACGCCTGAACTCACGAATATCGTTTCTGATGAAACCGTGCTGACACAGCTTGCGGACGGCACACTTTTGCCCCGCATTCTCGTAAACTGGAAGATTGCGGACTCTACTGTGGTGATTGATTCATGGCGCATCATGCACCGTAAGCAAGGAGATTCCGAATGGATCAGCGTACCTGAACGCAATACTGGGCAGACATTCAGCTACATATCCGGCGTGCAAGAAGGGGCTATGTACGAGCTGGCGATCATGGCCATGTCCAACATCGGCGTCATGTCCCAACAATCGCCTGTCGTTCTTCATAAAGTTGTAGGGAAAACGTCTCTTCCCCCCGACATTGAAAACCTTTCGGCAGTTATCGATATACCCGCAGGAATCACTTTGGCATGGGATGAAGTAACCGTCCTTGACCTTTCACATTATGTTGTGACCGGAAGTTTCGGGGGAAAGACTGTTGATAATGCGATAACGCTTGCGGCTCCGAAAAAAACGGGAATGCTTTCTTTTTCCGTTGTTGCCGTGGACACTGGAGGAAGAACATCAAAGAATCCCGCGCAAATAACAATCGAAGTCAAAAGTCCAGCAGTGCCGGACATTGGAGGGGAACTTAGAACCGACGGACTGTATGTGCAATGGCAGGACTGCAAGACCACATGGCCTATCCATCATTACAATATATTTGATATATATAACAATATAAATGAGATAGTGAACTCTACGGCATGGTTGATGCCCCCACGTCCCGAAGGGGATTACACGTTCAAAGTAATCGCTGTGGACATCTTCCAAAACGAATCTCCGGCAGGATACGGGAGCGTTCACGTTGGGCCGATTTATCCGCCCAAGCCCGTCATCACGATAGACAGCACTGATATGGTCATATCGTGGCCTACGGTAGAGTCAGCGTTTCCCATTGAATCATATGAAATTGTTTTTGTTGATGGAACATTCGTAGCCAAGACGAAGGCCACTTCATATCGATTCCCGGCACCAAAGGCAGGGACATGGGAATATCGAGTCCGTGCGATAGACGTAGCGGGGAATGTATCAGGGTGGGGTGAAGCTGCATATGTCGTCACCAAACCAGAGCCTCCGCAGGTGACTGCGGTTCTTGACGGCGAAGGCATCACTGTACGCTGGAAGGCGACGACTAACCTTCTTCCCATCGTCGCGTGGGATTTAGTTCGGCAGTGGGAAGAAACTCGGGATGATGGGGTGATCGTTACCAGAGAGGAAGATTATGGACGTCTTGACATCGATTGTCTGACCGTTCCAGCCGTATCCGTTGGGATGCATTGGTTCATGGTCAGGGCCGTAGATAGTGCTGGAAATATTTCAGGATGGGGAGATTGCGATTTCACGGTCATTGCACCGGGAAAAGTACAGTTCGAAAACTGTGCCACAGTTGACAACAACGTCATGTTGTATTGGACGGAACCGGATAGGATATTTTTCCCCATTCGTGAATACATCTTTTCAGAAATCGATGAGGACGGCTATGATATGGAGATCGGGCGGATTGATGCACTGTTTGCCTCTTCTTTTGAAACCGTTTCAGGAGAATATATCTATGGCATAACCCCTGTTGATGTGGGGGGGAACCGGGGAACAATGTCGTCAATCAAGATGACTGTCAGCCAGCCGCCTGACTTCGTATTCTACCATAACCTCGATTCTCTCTTTAACGGCGCGAAGACCAACTTTGTGCTGGACGGGCGCGGCAGCATGATCGGCCCCGTGCCCGATGAGACATGGGAAGAAAATCTTACACGAGCAACACAGGTAGCTGGCAAGGACGTCGAGACATGGCAACAAAAGATTGACGAAGGATTCACGACATGGATGGCCCCGGCTGCTGCATCCGGAACCTATATCGAAACTGTGGATGTAGGCAAACTCGTACCCTCAACCAAGATTACGGTCACCATCTCCTCCCGCACGTTGAGCGGCAATCCCGCCTTTGCCTGCAAGATCGAGGTGAGCCAAGACAACGCTACATGGCGGACCATTTCGGATAACGCCACAGTCGTCTTCGCTACGCAGTTCCGCTATGTCCGATACACCATCACAGTTACGGGCGGCATGACGGCGATCTCGAACATCAACTACTCCCTTGATGTGAAAAGAAAAATGGATTTCGGGCGAATAGATGTAAAGGCAACGGACAACGGTACCGGATGGATCTCGGAGACAGAGACCCCCATGCTCACGGGCAAGTGGGTCGATTTCAATGTCAATTTTATCGATGTTGAAAGCCTGCCCAAACCTAATATCGTCAATAATGAAAACCTTACCGCGTTTACAGTGTTCGAGGATACAGAAAACCCCAAGGGATTCCGCATATTCGTAAAAGACAAAAACGGCAATCGAGCCGATGGAACTGTGGATTGGGCCGCATATGGCGTTTAAGGAGTATGACTATGGCTATTTCATGGAGCGCAGCAGTTGCGCTTGCAAACAAAATTGCTTCGGATGTCCCCGCCATCAAAACCATGCTCGACGCGCTGGCGAACATGGATTTCACGGGGATTACTAACCTTCCCGAGAATGCAAAACGGATATTCTCAGTGACGGGCGGCGTGCAGATACAGAAATATGCCTCGAACGCATGGGCAACGGTGGGCAAGCTCATGCATGACGTGGACACTGTTGACGGCAAACATGCGGCGACCGGGACCACCGCGAACACCATCCCCGTGCGCGATTCCAGCGGAAAACTTCCCGGAGATATCACAGGTAATGCAAGTACAGCTTCTAAAGCATCAGATCTTGCCGATAACTATGTTGTACCCGTCGCTAAAGGTGGGACAGAAGCGTCAACGGCGGCAGAGGCAAGAAAAAATCTCGGAGTGGTGCTTGGGACGACTTCGGCACCGGGTCTTGTAAAGCCGGACGGGATAACTGCAAAGGTCACAGAAGACGGAACCATCACCGTGAAAAATGTGGCGATAGGGGGAGACCTCGAGGATCTGGCGAGTGCGCGGGGACAGATTGGGCCCGCAAGAGAACTTGGAAACAACGTAGATTTTAATACCGTCACTGAGGCAGGTCTTTATCTGATAAATGCCACAGGGAGCGTGAACGCCCCTCGGGAAAATCAGGCTTTCTTTTTGCAGGTGGTTCGAAGTGTTAAAGGGGCAATCACCAAAAATTTGTTTCAGATTGCTTACAATTATTCGTCTGTAGCCGACTTGGTTTTTATCCGCCAGTATAGAATGGCGAGTTCATCTTGGTCTGTCTGGACGCAGTTCATCACATCTTCCCAGGTCGGCGACGGCCTCACTGTCAACAACGGCATCATCTCCGTCCCCGAATACGAGGGCGCGACGGCATCGGCAGCCGGGACAAGCGGCCTTGTTCCGCCCGCAGCCGCCGGGCAACAGGAAAGCTTCCTGACCGGAGGCGGGGAGTACAAGCCAGCGCTTTCGACTAGCGGTGGGACGGTGACCGGCAATCTTTCAATCAAGAATCTTCTTGATCTCATCGGGACTGCGCCCGCTACAGAACAAGAGCTCGGGCTGTACCATCTCGATAAAAATGGCAATATCATGGGTGCCCATGATTTTGTGCATAATATTAATAATATTAAAGCCGCTCAGATGTATGCTCGAAACAGCAGCGGTTTGATTTCTTCGCTTGGCGTTTATGTCGAAGAAGACGGAACGCGGTACATTTTGTCGTCACACAACATAATCATAACGAGCGATGTCGAGATTGGACGGTTATATGCTGACGGGGTGAGGCTCATAACATTTTCGGGAACAAAAAGCAGCCCCGGCCTTATGATGCGTTACTCTCCGGACACCGGAGAACTCTATCTTGACGGTAGGGCGGTGCACGGAAAAGCTGATAGCGCCGGATACGCAGATACCGCAGGAAGCGCGAATGCGTTGACGGGAATGGGCATGATCATCGCGCAGACAACGTATACGTTACCGGGGTACGGTACGTGGAAATATATGTATATGATTGCGGACGCTAGCCATTTTTATGATATGGTCATAGGCGAAGATCCGGGCGGAACAGTTCTTTCGGCGTCAGCCTGGGGGAGCTCTGCTTTCATGGACGGGATAGCGTTTAGAAGTGCATGAGGAGAAGTAGATGGGAAAAGACTACGGAAAGATTATATATCGAAAAGAAACGGGCGCATACGTGGTTGGCAAGCTCTGCGTGCCGCATCCCGATGACAACAGCGTCCCCGAAGAGATCCGCGACGCTTTTGCCCCGCAGTGGGCTGATGTCGATGCTTACGCAAAAGCGCATCCGGACATGGTGACGGAAGAGCAGGCATACGTCCCGCCCGTACCGACAGTAGAAGATCTCGCGGCTCGCGTAC